CCGTCATCGTGGTTGAGGAGTCCTGTGACGTTCTCAAGGAATAGATATTTAGGTCTGAGAATAGATGCGAACCGAGCAATCTCAAAGAATAGAGTTCCTCTAGTGTCTTCAAATCCTGCTCGTTTTCCAGCAATGCTGAAAGCCTGACACGGAAATCCTCCGCAGATAATATCGACAGTTCCGAGTCCTCGAATAGACTCATCTGAAACGGTTGTGATGTCATGTAGTTCTACTTCTACCTCCGTGTTATGAATTGCTTTGTAGCTTTTTCTGGCAAATGGGTCTATCTCGCAAAATCCAACGCATTCATGTCCTGCTGCTTCCATGCCGAGACGAAAACCGCCGATGCCAGCGAATAAATCTAGGAATTTCAATCCACTTCCTCCAACTTCTCTATCAGCCAGTCAAGATTTTGACGGGCTTTTTTAAGGTCCTCAACTCCATTCTTAGAGTGATAGCGTAGTAAATACTTAACTGCGTTGCCCCAATAAAAACCTTCTTCATGCTCTGGGCATGCTGCGAAGTTTTTCACAACGTCAATCGCTTCCATGCCATACCTACCTTGATAGTGAGCTGGTTTGCGTATTGTGTCATGCTGTTGAGTCATTGTATTTCCTCTATTTCTATTTCAATTCTTGGGTTAGGACTATATAGCTTGCGTGCATGTAAGTCGCAAACTAGGCTGTCGTCCGACCACACGATCCCTTTTTTATCTATTTTGCTATAGCCGGCATTTGAGATGCTGTCAAACAGAGCTTTTACTAGATTATCCAAGTCTGGTTTCTTAAAGTGCCACATAAGTTCATTTAAAAACGCTTTGAACTTAGCCCATGTGCTCGCTCTCGCTCTCTTTGTCGGCTCTTTTGAAATACTTTCAGGGGCTTTCATGTAAAATGTGACATCGACCTTGACTGGACCATCGTAGAATGGTCCGTCATAGTTGCGCTCAATCCAACCAGCACACTCTTTGCGCCAAGCTTTTGTCTTTGGATCTTCATATGTTCCCCACTTGCTAAATCGAGGGCGTGACTGTGGTTTTGGTTCGATATTTAGGACTAGCTTCATAGAAGTACCCCAAGGAAACCAAGTTCCTCAAATAAATTTTTTTTGTTTTCCTCAAGGAACTCAAATAGTGTTTTAATTTCTTGAACATCTTTAGCAAATTCTTTGGCCGCATAAGAGCTATCAAGAACAAGATCATCAGACTGTTTTGCTTCCAGCACTAATTTATATTCTGGTTCAAATAAGTCACCATTTTCATCTAGTGAAAGCTGTCTGTCTTGCTTCACAAATTCAGCCTTTAGGTTAAAAATGGAACTACCGACAATCTCAATGCTTTCCTCTGCTTTACTTGTTACTACTGTGAAATCTGTTTTAAGTACGGCTGTTTTCTTCATTTTCTATCCTCGTTTCTTTTTCTATATTTCAAATTTCAATCAATCGTCTACCTTTCTCCTCACTCGTCCGCTTGGCATAAGATGGGTGAGTGTAGAAATCAATAGTGCTTATCTTTACGCCAAGCTGGTTTGCAATTTCTTTCTTTGTACCTATCCCTAGTAACTTATCGCCTTTGTAGAGGGCATACTCTTTCTCATGATTAACCATAGGCAATAGTTAGAACGGAAGGTCATCATCACTGATGTCCATTGGATTTGAGTTGTTAAATGCCGATTGATAACCTTGATTTTGATAATTAGATTGTTGATTATACCCTTGGTTGTTTCCATTTTGGAAATTACCACCTTGATTACCATAGCTTTGTTGTTGCTGATAGCCTCCATGATTATCTTGATAACCTTGATTATTTTGTTGGCTACTACGACTTTCTAACAGTTGGAAATTACTAGCAATAACCTCTGTCACATACACGCGCTGCCCTTGCTGATTTTCATAGTTACGTGTTTGGATTGTGCCTATGATGCCAATCAATGAGCCTTTCTTAGCCCAATTAGCAAGGTTTTCAGCTGCTTGTCTCCAAATCACACAGTTAATAAAATCAGCTTCACGATCCCCAGACTCATTTTTGAAAGGGCGATTTACAGCTAATGTAAAGGTTGCTACTGCAATATTGCTTGGCGTGTACTTTAGATCGGCATCTCTTGTAAGTCGACCTACTAAAACAACGTTATTTATCATTCCGCACCTCCACCACATCAACATCTGTAATAAATACATCTGTTAAATCATAAGCATCACTCAAAATGTTATAAGCATAAATAGCTGCCATGTGCGGATTTAATTCTTCAACTTCAAGACCAATATCAAGGTTTTTATTTTTAGCCGATACATAATATTTATTGTTTGCCATCTCGCACCTCCTCTAAGTCAGCAGTTTTAACAAACACACCATCTACAATTTTCCCTTGACGGTTTTTGATTTCATTCCACGCAACCTCAAGGCATTCTGTCAATGTTAAGTCAAATTTTTGCGCCACAAACATTAGATAGATAGCAATATTACGGCTGCTCAATTGAATTTGAGTGCGTGAGTTAATACGGCTTAAATTTGTTGAAATAGCAATCAAACTATTAGCAATCAAGCCAATTTCTTTTGCAATGTGTAAGTACAACACCTCTACCGACCACTCATCCACATAGTAGTAATTGTGCTGACCGTTCTCATCTGGGTTAAGTGCTAGATGGATTTTTGTAAATCCCATCTGTTGAGCTAGGATAGTCAAAACAACCATCATATCTCCAATGCTATCAGCAACCTTTTCCTTGTCCTTGCGTACTGTAGCACTGTTAAGCTCTCCCCATTCTTCGTTAAGTTTAAGCATTTGCGATAATGGGCTTGCTTTATCAAGTTCTTTAGCTGTTGACCAGCCTTTTACATTTTCAATAAGTTCATTAAATTTCATCAGATGCCTCCTAAGGTTTCAAAACTAATAAAGTTATCTTCAAGATATTCCTTGAGTTGTTCTAGTTGCGGTTTGCCACCATGCAACGTTAATAGCATTGTGACTTTTATTGGCTCGCTAGGCTCAAATTTAGGCGTTTCTAGGGCTTTGTTTTGTGCTGATGGTGTATTTACCCCTCCAATGCTTTCAAATGGCTCATTTTCGATAATTTCGCCTGTCTCAGCATCAACAGCCTTGATGTTCTCATTGGCTTGTTCTTTTGCCAAACGCTCAATTTCTGCTTTGCGTTCTGCCTCTGCTTTAGCTTGCGCCTCTTGTTGCTCCTTACGTAGCGCAATGGCATCACGGTCTGTTTTCATAATTTTAAGGACATCAACCAGTGACTTACCATCTTCAAGGTGTCTGATATATCCATCTGCAGGCAAATCGTACTCTTGAGCTTGTTCCTCGATAGCTTGCTTATTAGCTTTGTACTGCTCAAGGGCATCAAATTCCGCAAGTACCAGGGCATCCATTTCATCAAGAGTTGTTTTCTTGAGTTCAAATTTGCCTGTTTTAAAATGTTTCTTGAGGCTGTACCCATCGTACTTGTCGCTAAAGGTATCTTTTTCAAGACCAGCCATCATACATTTATTTTCAAAAGTGGCACGGACGACATCCACGCGCAACAATCGCTCATGTTCATCAACCGCATTAAGACCTGTTGTCATTTCGTTTGTGACAGCATCAATAGGATCAGTCACTTTTTCTTTCATCCATTTTTCAAAATCGGTAAGAGGTTTACTAATCTCACGCTTGATTTCCTTACGTTTGCTATCCAAATCCTCTTTTAATTTATTAAAGTGAGTACGTTCTTCATAAACATCTTTATAGTTTGCAACTGTCACCTCTCGACCACTATACTGTGCAACAGCTGCAGCTACTTGTGCCTCAATTGCCTCACGATCAACATCAATTACTGCTGGTTGAAAATCTACCTTGATTTCTGTCAAGGCACTGTTAGTTACATCTTTTACCATGTGTTATACTCCTTTTTTTCCGTGTGCTTTTTGAATTTGTGCGTTGAGATATTCCATCACTACGTTATAGCCATCAACTGGCACATCGTGGAAATCTCTAATTTGGTACTTGCCCATTACAAAGTTTGCAACTACATCAAATGGTGCTCCTTTGACCATTGCAAATTCTTCAACAGTTTTGATAATTTCTTGATACTGGATATTATCAATGTATTTCACTTGATTTTGTTGGTTATTTGGATGCTGTTTCTGGTTAGCTTGACCTTGTTCTTGGTTTTCCTCTACTGGGTATTCATCAATATCTTTTTCACCAATAGCGAACAAACCTTGCAAGGCATATTTTCTAGCATAAGAGCTAACAGCTCCTGTCCATTGTGGCTCTTGCATCTGCTTAAATTGCCCTTTTTGAGTATTCAATACTGGTACTGGGCTTATTTCGGCATAGGCTGTTGATTGGTATTTCTCGTTTCTTTCATCGTTGAAAGCTACTGCTGTTGCCTTGACAAAGATTTTGCCAGCAAGCTCAATGAGTTCATCGGTTACGATTACAGACCAATCACTTTTTAACTCTTTGAAAGTTGTATAGATGTCCTCGGCATTTCTAAATGCGTACTTAACATCTTTGGATTTCTTTTTTTCTAGTTGCATTTTCTGTTGCAACTCTGGGAATGTTAGTTCTGCCATTATTTATCCTCCAAATTCGCTAATCATAAGCCCTCGCTTGCCAGATGACCGCAATGTCATCACCCCTGCACTCTGGACATTCCAAGTCAGGGTAATCTGAGATGACGAACCATTCACAGTCACAGTCTCGGCATCTGTATTCTCGTGAGTACATGGTTTAGTCCTCATCGTTTCCGTTGGCTACTCTTTGCAGGAATTCCCTAACCAACTGATCGCTTTTTTCAATTGGCGGAAGCTCGTTCCCGTCAATAGTTGTTAGAGTGTAGTCTGCAACGACTTTTACCGGCTCTGCTTCCAGTAGGCTGGCAAGATGTTCAAAATCCTCTCTTTGTCGTTCGTAATGTTCGATTGGCATCACAAGGGCCATTTCTAGAGAATCTGTAAAACTAGCTGTTAATGCGAAGTTTCCAAAATTATTTTTGTACGTTGCCAAAAATTCCCCTGTTTGATTTCGTAGAACGATAAATGTGTTTGTTTGCTTCATGATTTTTTCTCCTGTAGATTTTTTTGAAAATCCCTATATATATTATTTATATAGGATGATGGGGTAGTTGTAAGTTAGTAATTGTTGTAAGTTAGTAATT